AAGACCGAATGTGCTAACCAAAATGGGTTCTCTGTAATTCGACTGCTACAAGACGATGTTTCCAAAGATAAATTTGATTGGTTAAATGAAATTCAAACTGGTGTTTCAAAAATCACGAATACACAAGAAGTTCAAAACATGTTTATTTGTAAAAATAATGAATATTCATTTTAAAAATTTTGAAAGAAAAAAAGGGAATATCCCCCCTATCTTTTTTGTTTAATTAATTAATAAATATATGTAATAATAATAATAATAATAATATTTTTTATGTTTAGCATAACTCGCGATTGTCTTCTTCGTCTTGAGACTGATTATCATCATCAGAGCTATAACAAGTATTATCGTACACGTAGTCAGTGTAATTCATTACTTCACACGAGTCATCGGGCACTATGCAGGAGTCCATTTCGCAGTCAATGAACTTGCAATTCTTAAAAGTAGTGTTATTTAAAATAATATCCTTAAAAACACATTCATCAAAATCGACGCCATCAAAGACACAATTGTCGAAATTGACTTCATCAAATGTGGCGCGACTGATGGTGATATTGGAGACTGTTTGGTCTTCTATACCCCATTGAATGAACTTGCAATATGAGTATCTAAGGATGTCACCTCCTATATACACCATTTCCCATTCCTCGCATTCATCACGAGGACATCTTCCACACAGTTCAACGTACTTTTCAATCTGGGCGTCGTTCATATCACGCAACGGCATTGACATTATGAGCTCATCTTCGTCTTCATCGTCATCATCTGACTCTTCATCATCAGAGTCTTCTAAGCTTTCAGCATCTTCTAAGCTTTCAGCATCTTCTGCTTCGTTTGTGTCTTCGTCGTAGACAACTGTTTCTGCGATCGCTCCTGCGATAGGCAACGGACTTTCGTTAATGCAATACGTGGGCCACAATGAGGTTTCAGGATATGCTTGTTCGTCTTGTTGTTTGTTGGAGCTTGCCGTTGCCATCGTGACAAACTCTATGTCTGGATGACCAAGTTGGTATTCTAAACAATCCAGAACTTTTTCAAAGAAGTCACAGCTGGAACCGTGACGTCTGAAACTACCAACCGCAAACATTGCGAGATAGTAGACGTTTTCACTTTTGACAGAAAGTTCAAACTGAAAGGTATTGCCATATAGCACATCAATATCAGTTCCCTCCTTTTTTACCCAGCTTTCCAGAGCGTGTTCGTTAAAGATATAGTAATTTGGAAACCATCTGGCGAGTATCTTAATAATAGCCACTTTTAAATCCTCAATAGAGGCATAATCCTTGATTTGAGAAGTTAAAATATAAGTTAAATCAGACATTTTTGTTAAGTTAATCGTATTAGTTATCTTAATAATAATAGTTTGAAACTTGATTTGTTATAAAATTAATACCTTACGTTATTTTGTAAAAAAACATTTCAATTTTTTTGATTTATGTGTAAAAAATTGAAATACTTAAAATTTACGCAATTCTAAAAAATTACGAAACTATTTTATTCAAATCCAAATTGCTCTTCATAAATTTTAATAAATAGGAATCATCATATATTTCTTTTTTGTTTTCGTGATTTTTCGTAAAAACATAGGATTCATTTCGTTTTTTTACAGACCATCCTTGCTCTATTGTGTTGTATAATAGCAACATTTTTTGGAATTTAATGGCATCTACTTTAAAATCAACATTATTTTCTAAATCCTTTAAAGAATCCAAATTAATCTTAATATCCATATTAATTAATAAAAAAACAGAAAAACATTATATATTTTAAACTTGTTTAACTTCTTATATTTTATTTGATTAATTCACATCTAACATTTTCCAAATGTTTTTCTATTTTTTTCCATTCAATTCTCTCTTCATAGTCTTTTGAATATTCTTGGGTTTCAGGTTTTCTTACATTATAACCTGATTCAACAAACCATATAAACATCTTTATAATTTCTTTATTAACATGTGTAAGTTTATTCAAAATATTTAACATATACGGATAGCAATGAAAATCTATTGCTTCAACTAATACTTCTATTTCTCTCTCTATTAAATTATAATTAATATTTCCATAGTCTGTAGTTTTAACTTCTGCTGGATGCATTCTATAATAATCAATTGAAACCCTTAACATCTGCATATCACCTTTCATTCCGCCATATTCGCTACGATAATATACTGATAATAGTTGACTACCATTTGGAACAAATTGTAAACTTTCATGTTTAAAAGCATAACTATAATCGTTTTTAATATAATTAAAATATGATTTACAATTACACAGTGAATTAACAATATTTAATATTATATCAATATCTCTCTTTTTAAGCGCACTGTAATCTTTATCTGCCATCATTAACCAAACAACAATAGAATATGAATCCATTAAACATACATCTTCAATGTAGATAATAGGGAGACGTCTTAAAAGCTCCATTGGTGCCATTTGTATAAGAACCAGCGCCGATTGAATTGCGATTTGATTATCACATCGGCGTACCGCTTTTTGTAAGTTAGATTTTATAAGAGGCATACTATATTTACATTTAATAGTTGGTATGTCGATATCTAAATCGGACTGTGGATCTCGATAAAATAGTTTAATATCTAATTTAGATGTTATAAATTTATCTGTTGGTTCGGGTTTTGTCTCGAAAAATGCTTTATAGTTTAAAGGGTCATAAATAAAGCATCTTTTATTACGTTCATCGTATTTAGGTATTATTTTAAAATATGTATCTAATTTTGACTGCATTATAAATTAAATATTGTATATAGTGTAAAAAAAATTTATATCAATTTTTTATTATTTTTAGGTTACCTTCTACAATTTCTATAATACCTTGAATAATGTTGGTCGTCATTTTTTAAGTTTACTAAATTTGTCTTAACTATATTCCCGTCACTATTTGAATAATAAATATTTTGGATTTTGTATCCTTTTCTCTCTGGTATTGATTCCATAATTTTAATACAGTTGTTACACGGCTTACTCGATTGTAATTTATTTGTTTTTGAAAATCGGACAACCAGTAAATTTACTGGCTCCAATCTTTTTTTATTTTGCGATGGTTTCAATTTCATCAAAGCATTATGCTCAGCATGAACACCCGGGTCTACACCATCACTGTCGCCCATCATATTAATCCCAAAACTTAAAACAGTTGATTTGTTCAGGTTAGCGTTCTTTCCCTTTCAAAACGCACGCTATGTGGTTTGAGGGGCCACATATACACGAATTAATATACTCCTCACCATTTTCATATTTGTCCACGTTTGTATTAACGGGCAAACAAAATCTCTTAATAAACATTGTGTCGAGCAGCGAATCCATATTTTACTTTATATTATTATACTTATTTCTTTATTTTGTTTCATTTTTTTATTTGTCTTATTTTGTTTTCTTATTTTGTTTTAAAAAATTAATATATTTTCTCTCTATTATTAATTAAAAAAAATTTATTTAATAATAAAACAAACATATGCCATCATTTAAACCAAAATCCGCTAAAAAAATCAAATTCAACAAAAAAAGTTCGATTACTCTTGATGGTAAGCACAAGGAATTCTTAAATGAGTTTTCAAAGGATGAAAACGATAGGATACCTGAGTTACAGCTCGAAAAATACGAATTGAAAGAACTTTTAAAAAAGGACACTCTTACTGTAGAACAACAATTAGAATACCAAGACAAAATTAATGAAATCAATGAAACAATAAAACAAACCAAAGGAAGAAAGATGGAATACTTTTTAGATAATTCCAAATTTATTTTTGACTATTTTGAAAATAAAAAAAATATTTCAACCGGTACAACTAACAACAATATAAGCGATAAAAATAAAATACTAAATTCGTTTTTTAAGATTAAACAAGATGACAGCGCCAATATAAATCAAAACAAAACCAATAATATTGTGCAAAAATATTTAAGCAACATTGACGACACATTTATTGATGTGAATTCGTTTATTTGTCAAACTGACGTGTGTCAGATATGTCACAAGGGCGAATTAATTCCCCTCGAGGATGAAGGTATACTAATTTGTAATGCTTGTTTTAGAAGTATACCTTATTTAATTGAAAATGAGAAACCATCTTATAAAGAGCCGCCCAAGGAAGTATGCTTTTACGCTTACAAAAGAATTAACCACTTTAAAGAAATATTGGCTCAATTTCAAGGCAAGGAAACTACTCAAATTCCTATTGAGGTTATTGAAAATATTAAGCTGCAAATCAAAAAGGAGCGTATCGATTTGTCGCAAATAACAAACAACAAAACCAAGGAGATTCTGAAAAAATTGGGTTACAACAAATATTATGAGCATATTCCATTTATTAAAGATAAATTGGGTATTAAGCCGCCGATTATGTCGCCTGAATTGGAAGACACATTGTGCAATTTATTTGTCGAACTTCAGTCGCCTTATTCGAAGTATTGTCCTGATGACAGAGTGAACTTTTTAAATTATTATTATACTGCGTACAAGCTTTGTGAGCTTTTAGGAGAAGCACAATACTTAGAACATTTTCCAATGTTGAAAGATAGAGAGAAGAGAATAGAACAAGACTCTATATGGCGCAAGATTTGTGAAGAATTGGATTGGGAATTTATACCGACTATTTAAAATAATATAATTACTTATTTTGTTTAATTATATTATTGCTTTAATTTGGTTTATAGGGAAAAAGACTTAGCGCCGGTGTGTTGTAAATAGAATAATTCGGGTCAAAACAATTTGCGCCGACACCAGTACCGTAACGCATACCTCCACGTTGCTTATGTCCTCTCATTTTTCTACTTTTTCTACTCTTTCTCCTTTTTCCTCCCTCTACATTTACTGGTGCAGGAAACATACGCATTATGCTTTCGACAGTATCAGGTTGACCTGTTATATAATTGTGTTGAAGAGCTTGACGAATTGATTCCATAGCCATATTTGGTGGTGTTATACTAAACCCCCGAGCTAAAATTTTTTTTTGTTGATCATTAAAACCTAATCTACCTAATTCAGTTAACTGTTCCTCACTAAATTCGGTTCCTCCTCGTTGTTTTCTGGTTTTTCTACTCTTTCTTCTTCTTCCACCTTGAAATTCGTCATTATTGGGCGCTTCATTATTCCAACCATGTTCGTCGTCTCCATCATCTCCATCTCCATCTTCTTCATCAAAACTAAAACTGCCGTGTTCTGGGTCAGTTACACCACTGTTATTTAATTCAGCATTATTGTCATCCTGAATAAACGCGTCATTAAAAGCCGGGTCATCTTCTCCTTCACCTTGTAAATCATCAATGTTAAGATCTGGCGCCATTTCATTTTGTGGATTTTGATTATCTTCATTCTGTAAACAGCTTGCAATAAAACAAGCAATCGTATGTTGATCATTATCAAGCACATAATTAGTTGCTGTTTGAATATTTTGAAATGACACATTATTTTGATTTAAAAAATCTACTTGTTCTTGGTTAAATCCGCTTTCGTTAAATAATAAATCTTCTTGTTCCTCAGTAAAAACTCCTCCTCGTTGCATATACATTTTCTTACTTTTTTTGTTTTTACTTCGTTTTTTACTACGTGTACGATTAGCCATAATATAGTATATTTAGATTAAATATATTATCTTATATTTTTTTAAACAGTCGCTCCGCTTTAAAACCCACCAGGGAATTTAACCAAGTTAGCACCAATACCAAAACCAGCACCAGAGCGAGCAGTGGCACCCATACTGGGAATGTAAGTATCAAGGATACTAAATGTGGCAGCCGCAGTCAATGCAATCAAAATAATCTCCTCAACATTCAAGGAACGTTTAGGGATAGCATAAGCAGCAATAGCTACCATCAAACCTTCGACAAGGTATTTAATGATTCTCTTCACAAGTTCACCGACGTTAATTAAACCGTTCATTTATATTAAATAATAAGAAAAAAAATAATATATGCGATAAAAAACTTAAAATTAATTATATATTTTAATTAAAATGGATCGCTCTAAAGAAAAGGCTTCAACCAAGAAAGGTTTTGAGAGAAAACAGGTTAACGGTAAAAATAATCCTAAATATGTCGACTTATTAGAAGAAGACAAGCCCATTGCTGGACAAAAATTCGTATGTGTGTCTTTTGTGTCTCCCGAAAATATTATTAAACAAAAACAGATTTTCTTTTTTGAACAATTCCTAAAGAAGTGGGATTTGAATAAGTCAATGGAGAAATATGTGCAGTTTTTGAATTTTGTTTCTTTCAAATATAATGTTTCATTTGACGACATTTCAAACGACTTTAAAGAGTTTGTTAAGGAAGAAAAGGATAATTTGACCAAAACCACCATGGAAGATGATTACAAGACATTTGTTGACAACAATGAAGAGACTCTCGATAAAGAGTTTGGCGTCGCACACAATTTCCAAACAAGTACACGTGGTTTAAAGATTCGCGGCAGTTATCCCACAATTGAGGAAGCCGAGTTGAGATGTAAAATGCTCAGGGAAATTGACCCAAATCACGATATTATGGTCGGTCCCGTTGGTATGTGGATGCCCTGGGAGCCTGAAGCATATAAGACAGGTCGTGTCGAGTATATGGAGGAGGAGCTTAACCAGTTGATGAGTGAGAAAAATAAGAATGAGTCTAATGCCAAGACCGCGTTTGACCAGCGTGTCAAGGAGAGTAAGAAGAAGGCCATCGATGAGAATATCAAGAATGCGGAGAAATCTGGTAACGCATTGACCCAGTCGATAGACGAGCAAGGTAATCTAATTGGTGTCAATAATGCCAATAGCCAAGAGTTCGGTTTGAAGGAGAAGGACAACATTTCTTCGGCAGATATTCAGATGGAGCTGTTTGAAGGAGAGAACATTGTTACTGGTAAAACAGATAATGGTCAAAGTCAGTTGATTAGTGGTCCTTTTGCGAATAAGAAGGAGGACACGATGGACAGTGTGGACTAAATCTTCCACTTTTCTTAAAAGTGGAGCAAAAGTTGAGTAAAACTATAAAAGATAAATATCAATAAATTTATAAAAAAAATTGATTATTAAATACATCATATTTATTTATACTAAAAATAAATGAATATGGAAGAACAAATAGTACCAATTGTTCCTGGAACAGGAAAATATGC